CTGACCCCCGAGAGTAATAGCTTCAGCATTCTCCAACTTATAATAACGGAAATAGTTATTACCAATAGCACCATAAGCACTATTAAGTTGGATTTTTTTAGCCATCTGGATGTTGTTACACCTGGCAATTTCCTTCTCAAGTGCCTTAGAAGGGTTCTTCTCATAATCTTTTTTTGCTTGGATCATCTTCTTCTTAAAGATGACACGCTCCTTATAGATTTTGTCCATCAGGACCGGTAGAAAACCACGTTCTTTGGTTGTGAACATGGCACCGTTAGGACAAACGGTTACATCTTTGAGATCAGATAGGTCAATTTCTTCTCCCAGAAGTTTGTCAACGGTGACTGTTGGGTGTCTCTCATCCAGCAACGTTTCAGGTGAAATGTTGTACTGCATAATGAGGTGCGGGTATAGCGAGTTGAGGTCAAAAGATACAACCCAGTCATACACACCCGGAACTGGTTCTTTAACGTAGGCACCAGCATACTTTTCATTCTTAGACTCCTCCAGTTTGGGTGGGATAGCGATGTTTCGCTTCTTCAGATCATTATAGATGATCATGTCCCACATGCGGACCTGATAGAAGACATCGGTAAAGTTTACCTTGGCATCATAAGCCATGGTTATCGCCAGTTCGACGAGTTTCATCTTCTCTTCCAAAGCGTCAACCAGTTTAACGTCTTGGATGTTGTACTCTACAAACTTCTGCCAGTTCTTAGTGTAGAAATCTTTAAAGGTATCATACTCTGAGTGATCTAGTTTTTTCTGTCCAAGCTCCACCTCTCCAATATAGTCAAGCCGGTATGATTCTTGTGCTTTATATGTAAATTTCTTATAGAGATCCATATAATCAAGAACAGTAATACCACCGATATCGTAAACCGTATGTGGTCTGCCGTGGAGGTAGATCTCTTCATGTGTTACAAGTCCCCACGGAGAAAGTCCTTTGACACGTTTCTCACCCAGAAGTCTGGCAATTCTTTTGGCAAGGTATGGAATGTCATACAACTGACAGTTCCACCCAGTAATGACCTCGGGAGTGTTCTGCTCCCAGTATGCCATAAACTTATTTACAAGTTCGAACTCATCTTTACACTCCACATACTTGACCATAGAGTCATCGTTGCGAAACGGTCCCACGCCAAACGTAATAATACGTTTAGTAGCAAAGTTCTCTAATGTGATACAAAGAAGTTCTTCATCACAATTCTCTACTGAAGGAAACCCACGCTCTGACTGGACCTCGATGTCGATCGTGGCGATATGCATCTTGCGGATATCAAACTTGATCTCATCCTCAGGATACTTCTCAGAGATATACTGATAGATGTATCGGCGATTTCCGTAGATCGGAAAGTTCTCAATCGCTTCGTGCTTCTTAATGAACTCACGGCAATCTCTTACAGTTCCTGGTTGGATTGACTGAAGAGGTTTGTTTTCTAAGGTTTTATATTTTGTCTTTTTCTTACTTGGAACAAATAGCGTTGGTTGAAATGATTCACGCGAAGTGAAAGACTCACCGTTCTCATAACCGCGAACGAGGAAATCGTTCCCGACCATCTGAACGTTAGTGTAATAACGCATTACTTAGTCAGTTCAATGTACTTTTCTTTAAGAGTAGCGATGGGTTCGCAAAGAGTTAGAATTTTGTCAGAAGAAATCATGACATCACTTTCCTGAGTAAGATCCATCAACCATGATGATAGTGTATTGTTCTCACCGACGAGCATTGGTTTGACCAATTTACAATCCGGTTCACCGATATCAGCACCGACTTCTTCAATCTGACTTACCAAACAAGATCCGGTAGTCAGAACAATAAGTTTAATGGTCATAAGGAAAGATTCTTAGACTTCAATTCTACCAGAGCCTTGCGTACCTTGTCAATGTATCCATTGTTACGTAGTTCTTTGTAAACCATGTTGTCAAACCCATACTCACCATACTTGTCCAGCGATTCGTTACGGATAGAATTGAGTTTTTTGAGCACCGCTTTCATACCAGAAGCGTTGTCTCCTCTGATTAGGGTTTCGATCTTACGCTTGTAGTTATTTGCTTTCTTTACAATTTCAGATTCATCTGGATCCTCAGAAATCTGCTTTGGTTCTTGGATCCACTTTTTTTTAAGAACGCTATAAACACCTTGACTTTTTCTACGCTTCTTACCAGGTTGCTCAATATAAGGTTCTACTTCAGCACCATAAACCTTGACATCATGTGTCAGCAACCACAACATTTTTTTATCACTGTAGTAGTCATCCATTAATTCTGGATCACAGTCAGGAACATATTTTGGATCTACTACCAGGTGGACATCAATGTCCGAATGTTTCGTGTAATTATATCCAGCGTTACCGCCGAGCATGAGAATATCCTTAATGGATGCTTCAGGAAGATCAACATACTCAGCGAACGCCTTGCCGAACTTCATCAACGCCTCACGTACTTCCCCGCGCAGTGAGTTGTCTTTCCAGAAGACGGTATTCAATTTGTCGCGAAATTTCAGCGTCAGGGATTCTCTAAGATCTGACGCTGAAATATGTCTTAGGACACGACTATACACAGATCACTATCGTTTTCTGTATTTATTCACCTCCGATGAAGTACTTCGGTTTCTTCTCTTCAGGAATAATCTCATCAAAATTAATAGTTAAGATACCATCCTCTACTTTGGCATCTTTTACTACCCAATGATCTGGCAACTTCCATACACGTTTAAATGGTCTTTGGGCAATACCCTGATGAACGTACTCCGACACATTTTGAATAGTTGTAGTATCAACACCACTGGAGTTGATATTAAGAGTGCCTTCTTTTACAAAGACCGTGATACTATTCTTAGAGTATCCGGCAACTGCCATCTCCATAAAATACTTCCCATCACGTTTGACAATATTGTATGGTGGAAAGTTTGGTTGTTTGACTGACTCCAAATAAGCGGCAGTCTCTGGTACACTGAGTGTGTACGAATTAGCTGTGTTAAACATGACCTCTAATGAGCATCGTGGATGTCCCCTGTTCGGGCGACACTACTAATTATAACACAAGGCATGAAAAAGGGGGTTGTGAAAACCCCCTGTGCTATTTCGGTTTACCCTTCTGGGGTCCGTTTTTTGCCAATATTATATTTCGTTTCTAGGATCCACTCACCTTTTTCACGGTAAGCGATGACCTTAATCTGATTTAGTGGGGCAATATCTGTGACAAGTTCTGCGTTTACCACGCCAACCAGTCCCCAATCTGCTAGCAACTGAACAATACGGTTGCGACGTTGGATGTCGTTCATGCTTAGGTTTGCTCGCTTCCCATCGAGAGCGAACAGTTCCTTAAAGTGAACAATGTAATACTTACCTTGCTTGTGTAGGATGTGGCAGGATTGATAGAGTTTCTTCTCTTTCCTACTCGCTACACCAATGCGTGTGAGTGTTTCTCTGACCTTTAGAAAATCGTCTGGTTCCGCTAGGGATACCTCAATCATCTTGTCAGGTGACCAGTTATATTCTGGTTCCTGGATCACGCTCATCTGATTCCTCCAGTGTCAAGTCTCTTTCTGATGTATGTAATTTGATCTTCAGTCAGAATAGAAAGAACTTGCTTCGCCTTTTCATTACTATAACCATAGTATTTCTTGACTAGTTCAAGGTTCTCCATCTCTTCCTTTCTAATCCAGGGAGAGAATCTTTTCTTGGATCTCAGAGTATTTAGTAAAAAATCATACTGTAACTTTTTATCAAGATGATGATTAACATTCATCTCATTCGCATACATCACAGCATCCAGATGACCAGACAAACATCTGTTAACAATATACGGAAGATATTTGGACTCAATATCCGGCATCTCGTCAATAATATTGACTTTAGATTGATTGATACTATTCAACCAGTCCTTAAGTTCAGGCATCAATCAGTCCTTCTTTCTTCAGTCTTGCGTAGTTGTAACACCCATCAAACTTTAGTTTGATTTTAGGACTTTGCTCGTAGTTAAACAAGAGCAGTTCTTTTCTTTCTTGCTGATCTTTACTATAAGATCCAGTAGATCTCATTGTGTATGTATGATCAAACTCGCTTACTTTCCACCCTTGGAATCTTTCTTTGACCAGTTGAGACGAATTGTAAGATATGAGTTGAGGACCAATAAACCGATCACAATCGGCAGCAAAACCGTCGTGACTGAATCCGTTATGCATACTCCCCTTCCTTCCATAAAGATTGCTTCGTATATCGTAGGGTGGGTCAAGATAGGTGAGGATGTTTCCGTCGTCAGTAAGGAGTTGTTCATAACTATGATTGGTAATTTTCCAATTTTTAATAATTAAGGAGTAGTAAGGAAGTTTCTCGATCCCTCGTACTGAGAAGTTGGAATCTGATGCCTGTTTGCTGAAGGATGAGGATTCAGATAGACCAGAAAAAGAGCACTTGTTAACAATGTAGAAACTGACAGCACGAACCTTAGCATCACACCTTCGGGGGTCTTGACACAAATACTCCTTAGACTCTTGGAAAAGATATTTTGCCGAACTGGGGTCAGGGTGCCTTTGTTTAAGTTGGAGGAGTTTGTCCTTAATTTCATTACCATAATCCTGTAGTTGCTGCCAGAAGGTTACCAGAGGTTCGTAGAAGTCGTTGACCCACACTTCCACCTCAGGGCGGGTTTGCGTCACGTACAGCGCCATAGAACCGCCTCCTAGGAAGGGTTCACGGTACTCTTTAAAGTCTTTGGGGAAGAATGGGGCAATCTTATTGATTGCTCTACTCTTGCCCCCCGGATACCGCAGTGGGGTTTTCAGA